CGTGTTAACCGTGACCACGTGCCGTATGACCTATGGCAAAAGCAAGGTTATCTTGAAACCACCGAGGGCAACGTTGTTCACTATGCGTATATAGAGAAATTTATCGAAAAACTCGGTGAGAAATACAATATCCGTGAGATTGCCTTTGACCGTTGGGGCGCTGTGCAAATGGTGCAGAACCTTGAGGGGATGGGGTTCACGGTAGTTCCCTTTGGGCAGGGGTTCAAGGATATGAGTCCGCCTACAAAGGAACTTATGAAACTAGTGCTTGAAGGTAAAATCGGTCATAGCGGACACCCCGTTCTTCATTGGATGATGGACAATGTGTGTGCTAGAACCGACCCTGCGGGCAACGTTAAGATGGACAAAGAAAAGTCTACGGAAAAAATAGACGGCGCAGTTGCTACGGTTATGGCGCTTGACCGCGCTATACGATGTGGCAACGATAACTCTGCCAGCGTTTATGACGAGCGTGGCATTTTATTTTTATAAAGGAGGACGATGTAAATGGGACTTTTTAGTGGACTATTCCGTTCCAGGGATAAGCCTAAAAACAGTACGGCGGGTAGCACTTATACCTTTTATATGGGCGGTTCTACAAGCGGAAAGCGTGTAACCGAGCAAAGTGCTATGCAAATGACCGCCGTGTATTCGTGCGTGAGGATACTGTCGGAGGCTGTGGCGGGACTACCGTTGCATCTTTATAAGTACAACGATAAAGGTGGCAAGGAAAAAGCCATAGACCATCCGCTTTATAGGATTCTTCACGATGAGCCTAACCCCGAAATGACATCCTTTATTTTTAGAGAAACCCTTATGACACACCTGCTCCTTTGGGGCAACGCATACTCGCAAATCATAAGGAACGGCAAGGGTGAGATTGTTGCTCTTTACCCCTTAATGCCAAACAAAATGAAGGTAGACCGTGACGAAAAAGGTGTGCTTTATTACGAATATACGCATTCTACGGACGAGGCGGATACGATGAAAAACACTACGGTGCGACTAAGCAGCTATGATGTTTTGCATATTCCAGGACTTGGCTTTGACGGTCTTGTCGGGTACTCGCCTATAGCAATGGCTAAAAATGCGATTGGTATGGCAATAGCCTGCGAGGAATATGGCGCAAAGTTCTTTGCTAACGGAGCTGCGCCTAGTGGTGTGCTTGAGCATCCGGGTGTAATCAAAGACCCACAGAGGGTTAGAGATAGTTGGCAAAGCACGTACGGTGGAACAGCTAATGCACATAGGGTGGCAGTTCTGGAAGAAGGTATGAAATACACACCGATTTCCATTTCCCCGGAGCAGGCGCAGTTCCTAGAAACAAGAAAATTCCAAATCAATGAAATTGCTCGTATTTTCAGAGTGCCTCCCCATATGGTGGGTGACCTTGAAAAGTCGAGCTTTTCTAATATAGAGCAGCAATCGTTGGAATTTGTAAAGTATACGCTTGACCCGTGGGTTATTAGGTGGGAGCAGGCTTTAAGCCGTGCTTTATTCACCGAAGAGGAAAAGACCTCGATGTTTATAAAGTTCAACCTGGAAGGCTTGCTCCGTGGTGACTATGTTAGCCGTATGAACGGTTATGCCACGGCAAGGCAAAACGGATGGATGTCCGCAAACGATATCCGTGAACTTGAGAACCTCGACCTGATCCCCGATGAGCAAGGCGGTAACCTTTACCTTATAAACGGCAGCATGCTACCCCTTAAAAATGCGGGTGCATTTGCAAATAAAGATACAAACAAAGAGGAGGATACGGATAAAAATGAAGAAGTTTTGGAAGTGGAAGAACCAAGCACCGACAACCGAGACCGACCTGGCAAACGAACCCCAAGAGCGGGTACTTGAGCTTTACGGCACAATTGCCGAGGAAAGTTGGTTTGACGATGACGTTACTCCACGAATGTTCAAGGACGAGCTGACAAGCGGCAACGGTCCCATTACGGTTTGGATTAATTCGCCGGGTGGAGATTGCGTGGCGGCAAGTCAAATTTATTCAATGCTAATGGATTACAAAGGTAGCGTAACCGTTAAAATTGACGGCTTGGCTGCAAGTGCTGCATCTGTAATCGCAATGGCAGGCACAAAGGTGCTTATGGCACCCACGGCAATGATGATGATTCACAACCCTATGACGATGGCTTTCGGTGACCACGAAGATATGCAAAAGGCTATCGAAATGCTCGGTGAGGTCAAGGAATCCATTATCAATGCCTATGAAATCAAGACGGGTCAGTCCCGCACCAAGCTTTCACACCTTATGGACGCGGAAACTTGGATGAACGCAAACAAGGCCATTGAGCTTGGGTTCTGTGACGGTCTTTTAGAGGATACAAAGGCTCAAACCCCTGTGGTGGCATTTGCGTATTCCCGCCATGAGTGCAACAACGCACTCTACAACAAAATTGCAAAGAGAATGCCTAAAAAAGAAGAGGGGCGTTCCGTTGCAGAGCTGAAAAGCGAAATCAAAAAAATCAAAGAAGTCATTTAAGGAGGATAAAATTATGACTATTAATGAAATGATTGCAAAACGCAAGACCCTTTTGGATACGATGGATGGTTTCCTCGATACCCATAAGAACGAACACGGCACTCTTTCCAAGGAAGATGATGCCGCTTACGCAGAAATGGAGGCAAAGTTTAAGAACCTTACCACCGAAATTCAGCGTATGCAGAGACGTGAGGAGATGGAAAACGAGATGAAAAAGCCTACCTCCGCACCTCTTACTGGCAAGCCTATGCCTATGAAGGACGAGGATACTAAGGTTAAGGGGGTCCGTGCCACCGATGAGTACAAAAAGAACTTCTGGAATGCTATGCGCTCCAAGGCTCCTATGCCTCAAGTATTAAACGCACTCCAGGTAGGTGATGATGCCGAGGGTGGCTACCTTGTTCCCGACGAGTACGAAAAGACCCTTGTTGAGGCTCTTGAAGAGGAAAACATCTTCCGTACTCTCGCACACACCATCAATACGGCAAGTGGTGAAAGAAAAATTCCTGTTGTCGCATCTAAGGGTACGGCCAACTGGATTGACGAGGAAGGTCCCTATGAAGATAGCGATGACAATTTCTCTCAGATTACCATTGGCGCACACAAGCTCGGTACTACCATTAAGGTTTCCGAGGAACTTCTCCGTGATAGCGTATTCGACCTTGATACCTATATTTCCAAGGAATTCGCACGCAGAATCGGTGCACGTGAAGAGGAGTCTTTCTTCAACGGTGACGGCAACGGCAAGCCTCTCGGTATTCTCGCAGAAAACGGTGGCGCAGAGGTAGGTCTTACTGCCGCTAGTGCTACGGCTATTACTGCGGACGAACTGCTTGACCTTTACCATTCCCTTAAGGCACCTTACCGTAAGAAGGCTGTGTGGGTTCTTAACGATTCCACCGTCAAGGCTATCCGTAAGCTCAAGGATAGCAACGGCAACTATTTGTGGCAGCCTGGTCTTACTGCGGATAAGCCTAACACCATTCTGGGTAGACCCGTGTACACCTCCGTGTATATGCCTGAAATCGCTGCCGGGGCAAAGACCGTAGCATTCGGTGATTTCAAGTATTACTGGATTGCAGATAGACAGGGTCGTTCCTTCAAGCGTCTTAACGAGCTTTACGCAAAGACGGGTCAGATTGGCTTTGTTGCATCGCAGAGAGTGGACGGCAAGCTCGTTCTTCCCGAGGCAATCAAGGTTCTTAAGCAGAAGTCTAGTACTTAATAAGGCAGGTGGCGGTAATGTTTGAAATACTACAGAAGGTCAAAAGAAACCTAATTCTTACGCATAACGCAGATGATGAGCTGTTGAAGAGTTTTATCATTGCCGCCATTTCCTATGCGGAGAGTTATCAACACCTAGACGAAGGCTTTTACTACGATAACCCTATGAGACCGACCACCGAACAGGCAGTTATTATGCTTGCGAGTCATTTCTATGAAAGTAGAGATGGCTCGACGGGCGGTTTCTTTGCGGATAATGTTCAAGCAAGTCAGCAGGTGTGGAATACCGTGAATATGCTACTCCGCCTGGATAGAGATTGGAGGGTGTAACTATGAGCTTTGGAAATATGAACGGCTTTGCAGACCTAATTCGTGTGAAAAAAGTCAAGGACGAAGAGGGGTTCGTAAGTGAGCGTGATGTTATTCTAGCATCCTTGCGTGTGTACCAGGAAGGTAGGCACGGCTCTACCAAGTGGGCAAACCTAGCGACTTTCTCTGTTGCAACCGACCTTTTCCGTTTTCGTTATATTCCCGACCTTACCGTTGAAATCGGTGATTTTTTGGTAAACGAGGGTGGCAAGTATGAAATTACCTCCGTTGAGAACGTGAAAGGCAAAGGTATGTATATTGAGGTTCTGGCAAAGAAGGTGGAGGGCGAAAATGGCTAAATGTCAAGTGGTACTACCCGAAGAATTTATGCTTAAGCTCTCTCGTCTTGGCAAACAAACAGATGCTGTTGCAGAAAAAGTGCTAGAGGCGGGCGGTGAGATTATGCTTGATAAAATCAAAGACAATCTAAAATCCGTTGTCGGCAAGGCGGAAGATAGCCGTTCCACGGGTGAGCTTGTTTCCTCACTCGGCTTGTCTTCCGTAAAGCAAGACCGGGACGGCAATAGCAATATCAAAGTAGGTTTTGCCGAGCCAAGGTCTGACGGCGGCAGCAACGCAAAAATCGCCAACATCCTCGAATACGGTAGGAGCGGGCAAACTGCTCGTCCTTTCCTTGCACCCGCCAAGAAATCGGCTAAAAAGCCCTGTCAGGAGGCAATGGTGCGAAAGCTGGAGGAGGAGATTAAAAAGCTATGACGATTTTGGAAAATCTTAATACTTTGCTTGCGGATATAGGTGCGCCTATTGAAACGGGCAGTTTTTCTGGCAAGGCACCTAGTGAGTATATCGTGATTGTGCCTATGACGGATACCTTCCATTTGCACGCGGATAATGCTCCGAATGCGGAGGTGCAGGACGCACGGCTTTCTATATTTACGCAGGGCAACTACAAAAAACTAAAAAACAGCATTGTAAAAGCACTTTTGAGTGATGATTTTACAATTACTGACCGCAGATATATCGGCTATGAAACCGATACAGGCTACCATCATTACGTGGTAGACATCGAAAAAAACTATGAATTGGAGGATTAAAAAATATGGCAACAATCGGTCTTGATAAATTATATTACGCAAAGATTACCGAGGGTGCGAATGGTGAGGAAACCTATGCGACTCCCATTCAGCTTGCAAAGGCAATCTCGGCAGACCTGTCGGTAGAGCTTGCAGAGGCTACGCTTTACGCAGACGATGGTACGGCAGAGGTGGCAAAGGAGTTCAAGTCTGGTACGCTTTCCCTTGGTATTGACGATATCGGTGCTACGGCAGCATCAGATCTTACGGGCGCGGTTATTGATAAAAACCACGTTATCATTTCTGCCGCCGAGGACGGTGGCTCTCCCGTGGCTATTGGTTTCCGTGCTAAAAAGTCTAACGGCAAATACCGTTATTTTTGGCTTTACAGGGTTGTGTTCGGTATTCCCGCTACCAACCTTGCAACGAAGGGTGATAGCATTACCTTCTCGACACCTACCATTGAAGGTACGGTTCTTCGTAGAAATAAGGCGGACACCCGTGGTAAGCACCCTTGGAAGGCAGAGGTCACCGAGGGCGATAACGCAACCGCAACAACCATTACCAATTGGTATAAAGAGGTTTACGAACCTACTTATAGTACAACTTCAGGCACAGGAGGTAGCAACTAATGAGTACTGAAAGAACAGCAATTATTACAGTAGGCGGTGAGGAATACACGCTTATCCTTACCACTAAGGCAACAAAGGAAATCGCAGGACGATACGGTGGTCTTGAGAACCTTGGCAATAAGCTCCTCAAGAGTGAAAACTTTGAGCTTGCGATTGGTGAAATCGTGTGGCTTATTACCGTTCTCGCAAATCAGTCCATTCTCATTTATAATCTTACGCATAAGGACGAACCCAAGGAGCTTTTAACCGAGGAAAAGGTAGAGCTTTTGACTACGCCTTTTGACCTTGCAACCTATAAGGCTGCAATTACCGAGGCTCTTTATAAGGGTACAAAGCGTAATATTGAAAGCGAGGCTACCGAAAAAAACGTGAAGGTCGAGTAAGTGACGAGGAGTTATTTACTCGACTTTTATATTACGGCTTGGCGCATCTCCACCTGACGCAGACGGAGGTGTGGCTTATGCCGTTCGGTCTGCTCCTTGACCTTTGGGAGTGCCATAAACAATTTAACGGTATGACAAAACCTAAAGTGAATAGGAGTATAGACGAAATAATCCCGTATGGGATTTAAGGAGGTGAACTATGGCTGACAATTTTGGCTTAAAAATTGGACTTGATGGTGAAAAAGAGTTCAAAAAGGCCTTGGGTGAAATCAATCAAACCTTCAAGGTTCTTGGCTCTGAAATGCGACTTGTTGAGTCCGAGTTCGGTAAAAATAACACCTCCGTAGAAGGCTTAACGGCACGAAACCAGGTGCTTGCCAAGGAAATCGAGGCGCAAAAACAACGCATTGAGATTTTAAGACAAGCACTTGCTAATGCCGCCGAGTCCTTTGGTGAGAACGATAA